TTGGGTTTGACTAAGAGCAAGGCACAAACATTAGCACTAAGGGATAAAGAGAGAGAGCGCAAGCGTGTTGACGGTAAGCGCGTGCCTAATTTCAGCGCCTTTGGTAATGGTTAGTTGATTGTTTTGGAATGTGTGTCATAGTTTGCGCGCGCCTGTGTGGGCGTTGCGTGTTGTGTGGATCACTTACTCCTCTCCCCTAGCGAGTCGTAGAATTTCGGCGACGAACAATTGCGTGTGCATTCGTAATGCACTCCTTCACGTTGCGCTATCAATAACATAAGATACAATAACGTGAGCAGGTTGCTTTGTAGTAGAGTGTCTGTTGGTTTAGCACAGGGGGGTGGGGGGTACCCTTCAAATAATTGATGGGGGGTACACCATGTATAGGGGGGAGATGTAATATATATATGTAAGCCCCCACCTCCCCCATTGACCGGCATAATACCGCGGCGGCCCCCTTATTAATTAAGTAATAATTATATGGAAGTAAATAAAATTGAACTTCAAGAATTTAACAATAAGCTCAACGCGCTACTGGATGAGTACAACTTCAAGTTGGCGGCGGAGTCACTGATCATCGACGGTAAGATTGAATCAAAGCCAGTGGTTGTTCCTCAGCCTATTGTGGAGAAGCCGTCTGATACTCCTAAGGAAGAAGAGCCAGAATCCGGTGCTGATAAACAAACTAATGATGGTAAAAAAGAATAACCAAACAGGAAGAATTGGCGTTTCTAAAGCATCAAATCGGGAAAAAAAATTTTTCGAAAATTCTGAAGGGGTTTCTATTTCCCGTTCAAGTAAGAATAAAAAAAAGTACCCGCTAGCGAATCGTACGCAGGGCAAGCCTTATATTCGGCCGTCACATCGCGCTGTTTTTGATCACTATAAGAAGCAGGGCTTCCGGGATCTATCTAAGGCTATACGCAAGACAGGTCATTATTCGGAATCCGCTGCTAAGAATTCTAATGTGGTGAAAAAAACCAAATCTTGGCAGTTATTGCTGGATGAACAGATGCCAGAGGAACACCTTGCTCGTAGGCATGCTGAAGTACTTGATAAACGTGATTATCGTAAGAATGTCGATAGTGATGGTAATATTGAGATGGTTGATGACGGTCCAAGCGCTATGGTACTTAAGGGTTTGGATATGGCTTATAAGTTACGGGGTTCTTACACGAAGGATGAAACACTTGCTCCCAGTACGGTTATGTATAACTTATTTTACAAACCGGAGGTGCGGGAACAGATGAAAAACTTTGAGGAAGGTCTTAAGCAAACATTAATGCATGAAATTGGTAAAAAAAGTAAAAAGGATATGGAGGAAGCTGACCGCGTCCGCGAGCAGGAAGCCGCAATCGATGCTGACCAAGGACGAATTATTGACGCTGAAATTGTCGATTGAGGAGGCAATAGCGGCGGTTGATGCATCTGGAGGGTTTCCGGGTAATCCAATTGGTGATGGTAGGGCTGTGTTCCTTTCGGATATGAATGATGATGAGGTGGAAAGGTATGAATACGAAATAACGCATGGATGGCAGGGATTTATTAATAAAATAAAAAAATTATGAAACCAACAAAAGATAGATTGTTAGTGCGGGTGGAGGTAGAGGTGTTAAAGAAGGGGGAACAACCAAAGTCTGGGGGTAATATGACTGCGGAGGTGTTGAAGGTTGGGCCGGATGTTATTTCTATCGGCGAGGGTATGAAGGTGTTGTTTGCGCCGTATGGAATTTCTGATGTCAACGTGGCCGCCAAAAAGCACGGACCCATTGAGAAATTGGTGATTGTGGAGGAGGGCTTAATCCTTGGGGTGTATGAGCAAGGGAAATAGGTTAAAACTAAAGAAGAAGTTGGAAGATCGATATAACGATGCTGTGGAACGGCGGCGGTTGCGGATTGCCGACGAACGGCCATTCGTAGATCGTGTGGAAGTGATTATGTCGGCACCGCGTGTTATTACTACGGATTTTTGGTGTAATAAATGCAGGAGGGATTGTACTGGGTTGGGACATAGACAAGTGAGTTTAGTACAGGATAATTGGCCGTATGCTTGGTTTGTAGGTTTGTGTCCGGAAGGGCATAAACTCATACGTCGTATTACCGATAAGGATAGTGACCCTTATTACATGCTGTCGCGGCTTGTACAACGCCAACGTGCGGAATATGCGGATGCGACATTGACGCCGGATGATCCGCGATTTAAGGAAATATATCCACGACAGTGGGAGGAGTTAATGAAACCTAAGGATGGCAAAGAAAAAACCGAAAATTAAACCTGAGGACTTATCAATTCTTGCTTGGATTTTTGAAAATCAAGTGGTGTCTGAAAAAGGAGAACCTTTGGATTTCTCTGACCGTTTGTTTCTTATTGATATTTTAACTGATTGGTCGCAGGAGATTGTGATTAAGAAGTGTGCTCAGATTGGTGGTTCAGTGACGTTCAACTTGAAGGCCTTGTTCGGTATCATAAAATTTGGATGGAACATTCTGTACACCTTCCCTACAGACAGTGATGTTAGTGAGTTCGTGTCATCTAAAACTAATAAGATTCTAACGGCCAACCCACAGGTGTTTGCGGGTTTGCCGACGGACAACATTGAGCGTAAGGAGTTCAAAAGTGGAGAGGTTAGTAGGTTCTTATTCTTCAAGGGTACAGTGAGTAAGACGGCTGCTATTATGACAACCGCTGACCTACTTATTCATGACGAGGCATCCCGTTCTGATCAGACGGTTATCGATACTATGAAGTCTCGTACTAAGGCAAGTACGTTTAAGGGACGATGGTTATTTTCTAACCCTACAACGGAGAAGGATGCTATTGATATTGCGTGGAATAAATCTGATAAGAAGGAGTGGATGATTTTCTGCCATGCGGAAGATTGTAAGATGGAGCAGACGTTGACATGGCCGGAAAGTATTAATATTGAAAAGAAACACTACCAATGTAAAGAATGTGGTGAGAAACTGTTTAAGGCTGACCGTCGTATGGGACGGTGGGTAGCACAGAACCCTAAGGCTGAAATATCTGGATATCATATTTCTTTAATGATGGCGCCGTGGATTGATGCCGCGGAAATTATCAAGGATAGTGAGGGTGATCAGGAGTATTTTTATAACTTTGTTTTGGGGGAACCATATAGCCCAGGGGATATTCGCGTAGGCCGTTCAACCATTTTGGATAACTGGACGCCGAAGAACCTTGAGACTGGTAAGTGGTTCTTGGGGGTAGATGTGGGGAACATTAAACACTATGTTCTTGGTAGTGAGAAGGGACCGACTAAAATTGGTAGATTTTCTAAGTGGTCAGAGTTGGATGACATGATGAAGATGTACAAACCTAAGTTGGTTATTGATGCGATGCCGGATAACACTATGAGTAAGTATTATGTTGAGGAATACCGGGATGCTTTGATGAGTTTTTTTCAAGATAATAAGAGCAACCCAAAAACTATAGTGTGGTGGGGAGAGAACGATCGTGAAGGCATTGTCTACTCTAACCGTAATCGTATCTTGGACCAACTTATTGATGAGATTTTGAATGCAAAGATTTTGTTTGGACTTTCGTCTGACAGTGAGATTAAGAACTATTTGAAACATTGGGAGACACTACGGCGTATTAAGGTTGTAGATAACCGTGGTATTGAGAGTTACCAGTGGGATTCTACTACTGGTGAGGATCATTATGTATTTGCCACTCTGTATTATTATCTGGCAACATTAGGGGACTTTGGAATAGGGAAATACATGCCTGAAGCACTAAGGGGGACTGACTCTAAAATGTTAATAGGGAACGATAATATGATGGGAGATCTTGGTGAAATATTGGCTATAAATAATGATTGGCCTCAGGACTAGAAAGTTATCCACGTTGTCAACAGTTGCATGATTCGCAATATTGTGTTCTGTCGGTTATCATATATGTATGAAGAAACTTTCCGAACTAAATGATGAACAGCTTTGTAATTTAGTTGATAACCGATGGAACTCTTCGGAGACCTTGTGGGACATAATTGAAAAGACCTACAAATCAAACTTAAATATATATAAGAACGAGCCGGGGTATCTAAAAAATATACCCACAAAGAAAAGCAAGGTAAGAGCTAACCGTGTTTTTGTAAACATGGAGGCGGTAATAAACTCTTTGATATCTAATCCGCCGATGCCGATTGTGTTGAACGGGCGTGATACACCCACCGCAAAGACGCTTTCTCAGAAACAGGAAAAGTATTTCCAAATAAAATATACGGAGCGCAATGTCAAAGAAAATATTCGGAAGGGGTTACGTAACCTTTATTTCGGCAGGTTGATTGTATTGAAGCCATTTTGGAATGCAAAAATAAATGATTTTGATGTTCGTACCATAGATCCGCGTAAAGTTCGTTTTTCAAAAACATCTACTAGTGAGGAGGATTCAGAATTTGCCATTGAAGAAATAACAGACTCACTTTCTTCAGTACTGAAACGATTCCCAAGTAAGAAAGATGAGATTTTGAAATCACAAGGTATGTCCACTGACGACGATGTGTTGGTGCATAACCCTCAGGTGAAGTACAAGGAGGCGTGGTGTTGGGATTATGTTGTGTTTAAGATGAAGGATGTTATTTTGGGAAAGATTCGCAATCCGTACTGGGATTGGGATGGTATTCTCATTACTGAGGAGGAAGAACTGCAATTACAAGAAGCTGAAGGTGAGTCACGGAGAAATATTCTATCTACCGCTCGTTCTGAACAGGGTTCACGTAAACAACAAAGAGATATCTATAGTGCCGCGGTAGAGTCGGGAGACATGGCGGTGTTAGAGAATGCTTCTGTTCCGTTGAAGTTGTCAGCTTACAAATTCAATCACTTCGATCATCCACGTAAACCATATATTTTTGCTACTATTTTTAATAATGAGAATGAGCCTATAGGTCAGACTGACATGATCACGCAAGCGGCTCCTTTGCAGGAAAACATTGACGAGACAAAGCGTGACATTACACAGAACGCAAAACTTGTTAATGGAATAATTAAAGTGGACTCAACAGTAATGGATAAGGCGGACGCACAACGTATGCGTTTTGAAACTGAAGGTATTATTTGGGGTAAGGGTGCAGTGGCTGGTGTGCAACGTGAAACAGGTCCCGCACTACCAGCTTTTGTTGTAGAAAACATGCGGGACTCACGTGAAGAAATTGATAATATTATGGCAGCTTCATCAGCATTTAAAGGTATTCGCGAAGGTCAGGAAACTCGTGGCGGGCGTCTTGCACTTATTGATCAATCCTTCCTTCGACTTAATGAGATGGTACAGGTTGTTGATTACGTAAACTACGAATTATTTAACTGGTTCTACCAATTAGCTAAAGTACGTTACACCGAACATCACTATGCTAAGAGTCTTGGTAAAGCGGCCGCTACAGAGATACTTGACTTGATACAGGATGACTTCGAGGACGGTTCTGAAGTAAGAATTATAAGTGGTAAGACATTACCGGAGGATCGCCAATTTAAGTACGAACAAGCTCAGGCCGATATCGAGAAAGGGTTATTGTCGCCCACTGATTATTTTGAAGTTGCTGGGTACGACTCACCTGCTGAGAAAGCGAAAAACCGTGTTATTTATGATTTGAACAAGCCTTTTGCTGTGGGTATCCCACAAGAAGAGATGGCACAAATATCTCCAGAAGCTCCTGAGGAACCTCCAAAACTAAGTATTTCATACACAGATTTGCCTGTTGATGGACAGGTGCAATTAGCTGCAAAGGCAGGGATAACGCTCAATCCTGAAATAATTGTCGCCGAAAAAATGAAGGAGCAGTCGTACAAGCAAAAGGAGATAGAGGCCCGTACTTCGAGGAGCGGAGTGGAATCTGAAGTTAAAATAACAGAAAAAGATAATGCTTCTGTCGTTTGACCTGCACGTCATTAAACTGTGGCACATTATAAAATATTAATTGATCAAGCGACATTTTTTCAGCTTCCCAGAGGAAGCCAAGTTAAGGTGGAGGCAATCTAAGAAAATATGAATTTAGAAATGGAATTGACCGGTGGCAGTGACGAACCGTCTGTAGAAACTCCCGTTGAGGGGGAGGCTCCAGTAGAGGAAGCACCAAGCCCAGAAGAAGCTCCAGTGGAAAGCGACCCCGTTGAGGGGGAGCCAGCCGAAGGAGAGCCGACTCCTGAAGAGACGACACTTTACGAAACTCCTGATGGACGTCAAGTAACAGCTGAAGTACTTCAAAAAGAGTGGAAGGAAAATTTTCTTCCAGAATTTACGCGAAAATCTCAAGCACTTGCTGACATTGAGCGTGAAAAGAACCTTAACAATACCCAGAAAGATGAACCAGCGTGGAAAAGTCCTGATTATGTTCCGCAGAACTATGCTGAAGTGATCGAGTTGGCTAAGGCCGAAGCGATTGCAGAAATGCGAAGTTCCGTAGAAGCAGAACAGGCAAAAACAGTAGCAATCCAAGAAGCTGTGCAAACAGAATTGACAGATCTTAAGACTAAGAATCCTGACTTGGATGAGAATGTTTTATTCCAGCATGCCAATAAGTACGGTTTTAATAACCTTACTCAAGCCTATCAAAACATGACTGATATGAAAAAATCAGCAGTTGACACAGAAGCTCGTACTCTTAAGAATATTAAGAATCGCGAAGTAGATCCTATCTCAACTGGACCAAGTGGAGAACTACCTGAAGCGTCCGGATACGATCCTAGTGAGATGTCTCAATTTGAGGGAGCGGCAGATTATCTGGCACACATCAAGAAAGGGAAATAATAAATTATTACTATGCAATTTAGTGAAGCAGTAACCTCGGTTACACGAAGCTTTATCGTACCAAAAGTATACGATACTGTTTCCAAAGGTTCACCAGTTCTAATGAAGCTTTTGCAGAACGCAAAGCCTTGGAAGACTGGTGTTAGTTACGATGTGATTATTAAGTACCAGGATTCAACAAACGGTGGAAACACAGGTGTTGCTGATAAACTTGATACTGATCGTCAGAACGTACGAACAACAATGAGTTTTCAGCCAAAGATGGCTTACAAGCCTATTGTTATCGCAGATATTGAACGAACTCTTAACGAGGGAGATGAACGAGTTATTGATCTTCTTGAGGCAGAATTCGATTCTCAAGCACAGTCATTAATGCAGGTTATGGCTACAAACTTGTGGACAGGAACCGGTGTAGGGAACTCATGGGACTCTATCTACAACGCTGCGGATGACTCAACAAACTTTTCAACGTACGGTACACTCGCACGTGCTACCTACACAACTCTTAACGGATACTACCTAGCATCAGCTGGGGCTTTGACTCTTGCTAAGATGGCTACAGCGTACGACGCAGTATCTATTGGAAATGACACACCAGACATTATCGCTACTACAAAAGCGCTGTGGTCAACTTACGAGTCACTTTTGACTCCTACAGTACGAGCTGGATACACTCAGAATGGATACCCACAAATGAACGCATTTGGAATGGTTCCCCGTGCTGATGGATTAGCTGGAAACCAAGGATTTGACGTATTGTTCTTCCGTGGTACTCCAGTTGTTAAAGACGAACAGATTCCTTCAGGAAAAATGTTCCTAATTAACACTAACTACTTTGGATTTAAGGGAATTAACATCTCTGGTCTTAAGCAAGTTAACTTCAAGAAGAATAACGATGGTGTACCTCTAGGCGTACCCGGACGTATTCCTTCTACTCGCGGATTTAACTTCCGTGACATGATGAGTCCAGTAGACCAGCTTGCTGAAATCGGACACATTATCTACGCAGGTAACTTTATCTCAGAAAACCCACGTCTTCAGGGACAGATGGTTGGA